ATTCTAGCAGTAAACTGCGTGAACCCAGAGATAATCCATTAAGTCAGTTTGCGAGTCATACTTATAATATTACTTTATATGCTATTAATCCTGATTCGTTTAATCAGTACACCTTAGGAGAAAAACTTGTACCAAGTGATTGGCGTGTTATTTGTCGCAGTGGTGGAGGTGGCAAACAAACAACGACATATAAGACAGTGACTACGGGAGGTGGTGTTGTTGTAGACCAAGGCTCTGCGGATACAACGTTTACTAAAACTGAAGGAGAAAGAGCAGCCGGCTTTGAGTTAGATTATTATATAGATAATTTAAGAATCGTAACCAATGTTAGTAGTAAAGAAACGATGACTACTAGTACTAGTTTTGATTTCTCATTTGACATTATAGAACCATATGGATTTAGATTCCCTACAAATTTAGTTAAAGCCGCGTATGATATTCAGAAAAAGAGCAAGATCAAATTAGAAGAATTCAAAGCACAAAATTTAGATGTATCAAGTGCAGTAATAGCATTGCAAACACAATTTTTATTAATGATACGCTTTTATGGCTATGATAAAAATGGTAAAATATTAACATCAAGCGATTTCCCAAATGCGGACAAAATAGTAACTGACCAATCATCTGTGTTTGAACGTAGTTTTCCAATTCAACTATCATCATTTGAATTTAAATTAGATAATAAATCGGTAGTATATCGATTGAAAGCTAAAACAGTAAGCGAAGAAAAGGCTCTAGGCCCATATAGAGGGTATATATTAGATAATACTACATTACAAGGTAAGACCGTAAAAGAAATGTTAGTAGGTAAGACTAGTGACTCTACTAATGATAGCATAAAAGGTCTTGTCGAGTATTTAAATGACCACCAGCAACATCTATTAGATAAAGGGGCGATTTCTGTAAAAGACACATATACAATAGATTTTGAAGATAATAGCGGAATACCAGATGCTACAATGTTAGATATCGATCTTGTATCAAATAATAATGCACCAAACACCTCAGTGAAAAAGGGGTCTGATGTTAATGAAAAAAATTCTCAAAAAAGTAATGTAATAGACAAATCTGTAAAAGTGTTACCTATCAATAGAGGAGAACATATATTAACTGTAATTGACCAAATAATAACAGGAAGTAGTTATGTAGCAAATGCACTAAGTACCAAAACTATTGAAAAAGTTAACAAACCTAAATCAACCGACCCAAATTTTGTGCCAGGTAATGACCAACTGTTAACTTGGTATTCTGTAATACCTAATGTAACTTTGGGTGACTATGATGAAAAGCGTAATACATTTGCTTGTAAAATTTTATATATAATCTCAAAATATTCTGTACCGTATGTAAGAACCATTAGTGCAAATAAACGAGCCACATATAACGGACCACATAAGAGGTATAAGCACTGGTATATGTCAAATGATTTGGAAGACCCGACCAAACATCAAAAAGAAATATTGTCATATGAGCAGGGATATAATTTATTATATTTTACTACTGCTGGATACGGAGCTGATGCACCTATTAAAGGTAAATCAGGTGAAGCATCTGCACCTATAAAAGTTGATGATGGTAGTGGATCTAACCAAACAGGAAAGATTGCTGGTAAATGGAATGAAGTTCTTGGCCCACTAAAAACTTTTTTATATAGTCCAAGTGACCAGCTAAAGGCAAGGATAACAATATTAGGTGATCCTGATTATCTAATGACTAGCGTAAGTAGAGGAATGAAGATTGCGTTAAACCAGCATTATGGTGAAGATGGGCATAGTATAAATCCTAGTAGTGGACAAGTGTTTATTGAAATAGCATTCAGACAAGCTGAAGATTACAATAAAGAAACCGGCTTATTAGATCCTAGTAAAGACGGAGAAATAATATTTTGGCCTTATCCATCAAATATTAAAGATAAGATTCAAGGTGTAGCATATATGGTATGGCAAGTTACTAGCAACTTCAGTAGAGGATTATTTACACAAGAGTTAAGAACATGTATTCCTCCCTTTGATTACGAAGGCGATAGCTCGTCTAGTGGTACTAGTGGTGGTGATCGAGGAACAAGAGGCGGCGCATAATGGCAGATAATGATATTCGACTAAAAGGTCAACTAAGATCCACTAAAGATGATACCGGCGGTGCAGGCTTAATTCCCAGTGCAGTTATTGGCATTGTTAAAAATAACATGGACCCAGGACGCTCAGGTAAAATTGAAGTATACTTAGTACGAGGTAATAGTCCCGAACAAGATAACCCGGTATATTGGGTTCCTGTACGATACATGAGCCCGTTCTTTGGTTATACAACAAATGAGTCTAGTGCAGATGATGAAGGTAAATTTGCCGGTAATCCGCACAGTTATGGTTTTTGGGCTACACCACCTGACATAGGCACAGAAGTAATTTGTATTTTCTTAAACGGAGATCCTAGTCAGGGGTTCTATGTAGGTTGTATACCTAGAGCAGGATTGACTCAAATGGTTCCGGCAATAGGATCAGATACTAGACCATCAGTAAATCAAGGTGAAGCAGAAAGTTACGGCGGTGCAACTAAACTACCAGTCACTGAATATAATAATGCAAATAAGAATAAGGATCTCAATCCTGCTCTTTCTACTCAATATAGACCTGTACATAGTTATCAGGCGGCAATATTAAACCGTCAAGGTTTAATACGTGATCCAGATAGGGGAACAATATCAAGTAGCGCAAATCGTGAAAGCCCTAGTCGTGTATTTGGAATGAGTACGCCCGGTAGACCTATATATCAAGGCGGATACGATGACCGTTCTATTGCTGATGCTATTGCTAATGATAGTACTCCAAATGAAAACTTCAAAATTACAGGTAGACGCGGTGGGCATACATTGGTTATGGATGACGGTGATATCTATGGTAAAGACCAGTTAATGAGATTTAGAACTGGTACCGGTCATATGATAATGATGAATGATGCGGCAGAATTAATAACAATCATTCATGCTAACGGACAAAGTTATATCGAATTAGGTAAAGAAGGTACAATTGATATGTACTCTACTAATAGTGTTAACATAAGAACAATGGGCGATTTAAACTTACATGCAGATAGAAATATTAATATTAACGCCGCAAAAGATTTAAACTTGTCAGCAGAAAATGTCAAAATAGAAAGTTTAAAAGAAACTACAAACTATGTAGGAACTAATTACAGGGGTTATACTAAGGGTGACCATACTGTTCGTGTGGAAAGTAAAATAGCTATAGCAAGCGCCGGCGATATGGGTTTAAAATCTAAAGGTACTGTTTATGTTAACGGTGGACCTGATGTAAAACTTAATAGCGGTGAAATGTCATTGAACCCTGAGGAAGTAAAACAATTACCTATCGTAGCGCATACTGATACATTGGAAGACGCTAAGAAAGGATATGTACCTGCTCCCGGTAAGTTATCTAGTATTACAAGTCGTGCTCCGGCTCATATGCCATGGGCACACGCAGGACAAGGTACAGATGCTAAAGCTGATTTAAAATCCTCTAGTAATTTTCCTAGTCCACCTACATCAGCCGCGAGTGCAGTTAATAATGCATCAACTGTGTTGAATACTAAGTCATTAACTAGTTCATCAATGTCAGCAACAGTTCCTAACATAGGAGCAATTTCAGATTCAATTGGTAAAGGGGCCAGTAGCAGTTTAGTATCACAGATGGCGTTGACAGCAGTAGCCGGTCCGTTTGGTCCTGCGTTAGTACAAGGTGCAGGGGTGTTAACTTCAGGGCAAGGTATAAAAACTGCGGCATTGGGTAGCCTTGCTCTTAATCCAACACAGCTTGAACAAGCAGGACTATTAAAGCCCGGCGCATCTGTTGTAGCAAATGCAGGTATACAAAACGGTAAGTCAATCGCAGAAGCAATGCCTAGTAATTTGTTCACGGGTAAAGATGGTATTAAAAATGTTAATCAATATTTGTCCAACCCAATGGCTCAAAGTAAATCAGGTATCGATTTATTGAAATCTAGCGAAATGGGATTAAAAGCTACCGGAGTAATAACTGGGGGTGAAAACGCTTCCCAAGTAGGGGGATTATTAATGAGTGCCGCTAGTCTAGGTGTGGGCCCAACTATGTCTTATGTTAACAGTTTTAAACAAGGAGCCGCACTTCCCGGATCACTAACCGGATTAGCAACGCAACTAACTAATATGGTTCCGGGATCACCCAAAGATTTAATTGCATCAGGCAATTTCGCAGCCGGACTATCAGAAAAAAATATGACTGCACTAAGTGGGGTAAAACTTGGAGGGTTTGATGCAGCCGATAAACTCAAAGGTATAGCTGCAGGTGTGTTTGGTACTATGACTGCCGCACTAAAACCCTTAACTAAAGGTCCTCAAAACTTAACGGTAGTTAAAGAAGAAAACACACCTGCTTCTACTACACCATCCGACATTAAATCTCAAATAATGAAATCAGAATTATCTGCATCTAGTCCAGGTGGAGTAAATGAGAAATTAACTAGTTTATTTGGAGTAGGCCCGGGCGGTTCATTACGTGCATCAGCAATTGACGCGGGCAATGTTATGAAAAATGCTACGGCCGGCGCCACTAGTCCCGAAGATGCTATGTCTAAATCTCTTACTGCTATCAGTGGATTAGGTGAAAAATTAGCACCTAGTTTAACTGGGTTGTTTGGAGGGTTATCTTCTATCAGTAGTGTGACTTCTGGATTTGGAGATAAGCCTAGTATTCCCGGAACAGGAGACATTAAAGATGCCTTTAAGAGTATATCCGGTTCTATTAGTGGAGGAAATTTATCTTCTAGTGTTGATGGATTAAAGAGTAAATTAAATGGTGGTGGATTGGAGGCTCTAGCTAGTACCGGACTAGACCCAGCCGACGCATCAAAATTAGCAGGACAACTAAATGCAGTAGGGTCGGGCGGTCAAGTAGACGTTAAATTACCAACAGTATCTACTGATACATTTGACTTTAGTTCATTAATGGAACAATCTAAATCATTGTTAGGAGATGATAAGGTTCCGGGATTGAATTTTGGAAGTTTACCACCAGGGGCATTCAAAGTACCAACAGCAGAACAAGCTAAAAAATATGATACGTTGAAGAAAGAATTAGATACAGAAAATGACAATTATTTCACAACACGTAAGAATTTCTATGATGCAAAAACTAAATTTGGTGTAGATTCTTCTCAGGCTAAGTCTGCCGAAGATGCATTCAAGGCCTGTATGCAAAAACAAGAAACTTTGAGACAACAAATAGCTGATTTATCTAAAGCATAAATATTTCATTAAGGATATTATATGGCCGTATTCATTGGGTTCAGTACACAACATGTTGAAAATGTAAAAACTTTGGGTTATGCTCGTGGATCAAACGATACATCCAGCGCAGATTATGCTAAAAACCAACGTGTGGGGAAGAAATTTAGAACTACTGATGAAGAACTAGTTATAACTGATTTTATTAATGCGTTAAATATTCCTCAAGGACAAAAACCCGGCCGCCCCGACTACGGCACTACATTATGGGCATTTGTATTCGAACCAAACACAAGTGATGTTAGAATTGAATTAGAAAAAGAGATAAAACGAATAGGAGCATTAGACCCTAGAGTTATTATTAATGATGTTGTAGTTACGCAAGTTGAAGGTGGCATATTACTTCAAATAGAAATGGCTGTAAGCCCATTTAATAACGCAACTGAATTAGCAGTACTGTTTGACCAGGCTAGCAATCGTGCCCAACAAGTCTAAAATCCATGTTTTTTTTAAGATAAATATATAAAAGAGAAAACATATGGCAACAAGTTCTAGACAAGCAAGCGTATTTGGTGTAAATGATTGGAAATCAATCTATAAAACCTATAGCCAAGCCGATTTTCAAAGCTATGATTATGAGTCCCTACGTAAGAATTTCGTAGATTACTTACGTGCATATTACCCTGAAACGTTTAATGACTATGTAGAGAGCAGTGAATATATTGCGTTGCTTGATATTATAGCATTTATGGGTCAAGGACTTGCTTTCCGTGGTGATTTAAATACCCGTGAAAATTTTATTGACACAGCAGAACGCAGAGATAGTGTCATCAAACTTGCCAACTTAGTTGGATATACTCCAAAAAGAAACAATGCAGGTCAAGGATTCTTAAAAATAGTATCGCTACAAACAACCGAATCATTACGTGATATTAACGGTGTAAGTTTAACTAACTTAAATGTACTATGGAACGATCCGGCAAATCCAAATTGGCAAGAACAATTTAATACAGTATTAAATGCTACCTTAATTGAT